CCAAAATTGTCCGATTCGGCTATGTCTTCGGCCTGGTCCAAAGATTTTGCCATGACAGGCTTGATATCTTCTCCAGCCTGCGTCTGAACTGAGTACTTAAAGTAATGCTTCGCCATACTTATTCCTTATAATTAAATGCACGTAAAATATATCGTAATATCATTACTTAGTCAATAATACTTGATAAGAATATAGATGTATAATATCATTACGCCATACATTAGCAATGAGGGTGGTGCGGAGCTATTATTCTCTAAATTTATATAATTATGACAAAAAAGGGTACTTAATGAGCGTCGATAAAATCACTGAAGATCACCACATCTCAATGACCAATGCGGAGAGATTATTTAATCTTAAACTAATTAAAGCGGAATTGAAGCGACTAAGCGGTACGCCTAATCCTTCTGGTGTCAGTTTTCAGCACGCACACGCTTTGAAGAAAAAACTAACTAAATAAAGGAATAAATATGGCACTTGATTATTGGGACTGTGACACAACATCGCCTACATGGGGTGGCTCGGGCTCGACAACCGGAACTGAAACAGCGGATTACTACTATGTGTCTGCGCCGGTTGAGTGGGTTAAAAAAATAATTGTAAAAACTCCCAAGCACTGGGATAAGATTAAACACGCTGCGTGGGTTAAGCTGGTTAACCAGGACACAACTACGGGCTGGAAAGTTGACATGATCATTCATGGCAATATTTTAATCACAGATCCAAGCATTGAGATACGTGAAATGAACGCATTTACGGTACTTATGAAAGAGACGGCCGGCGATTTGGATAAAGAGAAGATAAATGAATTTTTCTCTGACCCCTAATAGGGTTCAGGTATTTGCGTCACCAAAACGTATAGTTATAAGGATATTTATATGAAGAAACTATAGCAATTTAAACAATTTCATTCCCTGAAATTGGCCCCTTAGTTGGGGTTTTTTTATGCATGGTTATTTTAACCTGGGATTTTTACGTTATATTCTTGACATCATCTATATATCGTTATATATTCCTATATAACGAATGGCGAATAGATACCGTTACTTCTTGGGGAAATAATCCGGGTCTAGTTAATTCCTTCGTTACATTGGCTAGTGTAGCTCAGTTGGTTAGAGCGCGATAATCTCTCTTTTCGATTATTCCCTTTTTAGTGGCGTAGAATAGAGTTACTTCAATGCTAATGACGTGGTCGTCGGTTCGAGTCCGACCACTAGCCCCTTTTTTTTAAATGCATGATGGAAGATCGTCGTGTACATTCCGCCAAGTAGATCAGTTGGGAGATCACAAGAACCCTCTACTGTAATCGATTATCCCCCGAAAGGTGGCGAAGATTGCAGTTACTTCAATCTTGATGTCGGTGGTTCGAGTCCATCCTTGGCGACCCTTTTTTAATTCCTAATGGAGAACATTATGGCGACTACAAACAAGCGAGTTCAAACTTTTACTCACCAAGGTGCGAAAGCGCATCACATTTCACCTTACCAGGAATTAAGACGAACTGTTTTATCCTGCCTTTTATGGGAAAAAACTTTCTATGAAGATGGCATTTCTGTTGCTGACAGAATTAAAGATCTGGCGCATAAGGTCACTGCTGATGAGTTAGCTGAACTTGCGGTTGAGGCTAAGATAAAATACAAGCTCCGCCACGTACCTTTGTTTTTAGCTAGAGAGTTGGCTCGACATGCTGGCGTTCGCGAGCGCGCCCTTATTTCTGGCGTGATAAACGATACAATTACTCGGGCCGATGACTTAACTGAATTCTTGTCGATTTACTGGGCTGAAGGCAGGCAGCCATTGAGCGGCCAAGTAAAAAAGGGTTTAGCTAAAGCATTTAATAAATTCAGTGAATATGCTTTAGCTAAATATAACCGAGACAAGCCAGTTAAGTTGCGAGACGTTTTATTTCTCTGTCATGCAAAGCCAAAGGATGATGAGCAAGCAGCGTTGTGGAAAAAATTAAAGGATAAAAAACTAGAGACCCCTGATACTTGGGAAGTCGCATTGTCCGGCGGTGCAAACAAAAGAGAAGTCTTCACACGTCTCTTGACGGAAAATAAGCTCGGCTACATGGCGCTGCTTAAAAACTTGAGAAATATGCATGAGTCTGGTGTTGATCGAAAGGTGGTCGAAAATAGATTGCTCGGCAGCGCATCAAAATCAAAAGCACTACCATTTCGATTTATTGCGGCAGCAAGGGCGGTTCCTGCGTGGGAGGCATCTGTTGATAAAGCGATGATTCTGGCGCTTGAGGGTGCTGTGAAGCTAAAAGGCAGAACGGTACTTATGATTGATCATTCTCAGTCGATGACTGACAAATTATCTAATAAGTCAGACCTAAGCCGTTTTGATGCGGCCTGTGCGCTGGCTGTTTTAATGAGAGGAATTTGCGATGATATCAGGATTTTTTCATTTGCTGCAGACATGAATGATTTCCCGCAACATCAGAGACAGGGATATACAGCAGCCAATGGCTTTAAGCTTTTGGCTGAAGTGCCGAACAGATCGGGAATGGCTTTATGTGACGCAATATTATCATCAATGAAGTTTGGAGCCACTCAGCTCGGCAAGGCGGTCAAGGAAATCAATAAACTTGATTATGATCGGCTTGTTGTATTCACTGATGAGCAGTCAGAAGATAAGGTGCCAAACCCAAAAAAGAAAGGCTACCTAGTTAATGTTTCATCATGTAAAAATGGTGTAGGTTATGGTGGATGGCGGCATATCGACGGCTTTAGTGAGGCGATAGTGGATTATATTCGTGAATCAGAATCGGAGCCGGAGCCGGAACTTTCTTGAAAAAACGATTGTTACATATCCCGAAGGAGATAGACGACCAACTAAGGTATTTAGTTGGTCGTTTGGGTAATAAGTCGATGACTGATGTGTATGTTAATGCGGCAAAGAAATATTTAGAGGAAAATAAGAGTTATGTAGAAAAAGCTAAAGAAAAATCATAAATCATAAATCATAAATCAAACATAATCGTCATACTCACTAATGAGATGATCTTTCACACCATCGGTTCCCGGTTCGAACAAATCATCCAACCTTCCTACTAATGCATAGCGTTTTTTCTGCCACCAGGTAAAGTCCTCGTTTACGTGTAATGTGCCGTTTTCTTCAAAATAAGCTAATTCGCCAATATGGGAAAAGTTAAGTTTTTCGGACGGCATGTGAGTAACGATGTCGTTATTGTTAACTACACGATGAATGCGGTCACCCATGATGTCGTTGATATTACTTGCTGACACGGCGTCGTATACCCGTGGAGACCCAAATGTATAACAAGATGTAACAGGAGTATCTAGCAGCATATGGAGATCCACGGCACATAGAGAGGCTAGGGCGCCACCTAATGAGTGGCCTGCTATAAATATGTTTTTTGTCTTATTTTTACTTGCAGTATTGAAGATGGCGCTCTGTACAGATTGGTACGCTTCGTAAAATCCTTCATGTTGAGTGAAGCTGTGACGGACCTTGTCAATTTTGAAGTTAGTTATCCAGTCATCTAAATTGGATGATCCGCGAAAGATGATGATCAGGTTTTTATCATCGGTGACAATAAAGCACTGGGTGTCTGTTTCTGCGTTTTCGACGAAGTCGATATGGTATTTATTGAGATAGGATTTTATGTTTGATTCGCTAGAATAGGCTAGTTTTGATAAATCAACTAGGTATCGTGCATTATCTCTATCAAATGATGTTTTTGCTCTCAGCATTTTCTACTCCTAATCAAAGTCTTTCTTGTTAATTGAGGAAGATATGAAGCTTTTTGCCTCTTTGGAATAGTGAATGATGAAGGTTAAGGCGGTGGTGATGATGAGTGTGCCGGTCATTGATGCTGATTCTTGGTTGGCCATAACGCTTGCCATTTGAGTCGCGGCAGCACCAATGCCACTATAAAAACTAAATCTAAACTTATCCCACCAGTCCAGATTTTTTATCATATCCTTCATCTCTTCTTGGCCATTTCAATCATAAAGTTATTAATTCTTTCGTCGCGCTTAATCATAATGTGTTCAATACTGGATACCTTGTTCTCAATACTGGTATAAAATCGCATGGTAACTTTTCTATCTTGTTGTTTCGCTTCTTTTTCCGAGATTATGACAGCTGCATTAATAGCGACCTGCTTATTGGTCTCGGCAATCTGATTATTTGTTTCAGCGTGCTCCCCATCTGCCCAATTAGTCATAGTGATGGCCGCAATAATTAATGTCAGGAGAAAAGAACCTATCTGAAAAATAGGGACTGTTTTATCAATGTGAACTTTATCTGATCGTCGATTTTTCGAATCCTGACCTTCATGTTTATCATTATTACCTGACATTAACGCTTCCTTGATAAATATCGCCTATCATTTACCGTTTTAATGATTGCCGATAGTATTCAAACTAAAAAAATAGTAGCAAATGATAACTATTATGAATCTAATTTTATTATGGGCAAAAACCCTTCTATTAGAAAGCAGAATATTTACTTTGCCGCCACTTATGCCGCCGTTACTGCCGCGTCCTATTTTCTTCCTGCAAAATGGAGAAAGCCCGTTATTATTGGTGCAAGTATGGTGCAAGTCAGCTATGTGTCTAATAATCTTTCGGCGGGGTTTAATGTTAAAATATAGTCACTCTCTCTTGATAATTGCTCCAACTGTTTTAGTTTATGCGTTATCTAAATATAACTCAGTTTAGATTAATTTAATTTATAAGGCTTCGGGAGTCGTGTTGCTTTAATTATCTTGGTAGAATTTAAACTCTGATGTTTTTATCTGAGCTGCCGATGTTTGAGTTGACCCGTCATTATTCATATATATATCCATTACTTTATCGGCTGATAAAGTACCTGTCGGTAGGTTTGTCGTTAAATCTTTTCCCGTCATATAGCTACCATTGACATAAAATTTAACTCTATCGCCAGCGAGAAACTCTGCTTCTAGCAGTCCGCCGCCTGACCCAATAGCTGACCAGCCAACGCCTAAGTCTATTCTGCTTTCTGATGTCCCATTATGGCACGATCCCCAGATATTTGTATTAGAGCTATCCGACGTAACCCCTACACGCCTGTTATCTTTTGCGCCTATCCCGATAAATACAGTCCTAGTATAAAAATTAGACGGGGTACTTGCTTGCATTTTAAATCGCCTATTATTCGACCATGTTAAATCAGTTATTGTGTAATTTAAGCTTTTTGATATTTCTATATCTTCGCTACCGGCAGTGTCAACTTGGACGCGCAATTCGTTAGCGGAGATATATATTCCCTCCACTCCAAGCTCTCCACCCCCCATCACTTTGTTGAATCCGTCGATACTATCGAAATATGTGTGCCAATAAACAGCGTCATTACTGTAAGCGTCGACACCTCTCATGATCACAGGGGAGGAAACTGCATCAATCCCACTTTCTACTGCCGTCTGCGTCACATCTGCGCCGGATTCTCCTGCCCATTTTTGTGTCGCGCTCTCAGGTATTTGATCTGCATCCTCTGGCATAATGTCTATAGAAATGTAATCTATTTCCATAACTCCATCGCCACCATTGTAACTAACAATAAATAATGGCCTAAAATAGGCAATCCCAGCATACAGTCCAGAAGGGTTTTCAGGATCTGAAGCATTCCCAATAAATGTCCCATGCCCCTTGAAATACCCTGTAAACTCTTGCCAAGAATTTAAGGAAAAGCCGCTCATGTCTTTGGCGTTTGCGCATATATAGAATTGACTTTCGTGACTATCTGCCCCGGCCTGGTTTAACAATGTCGTACCGTTTTGCGCGTACCCTTCTATCCCGCACCAGAAATGGTCCTTGGCGGGATCAGCGGAGGCAGTAGTCAGCCTCACCTTGCACCGTATGCGATATAAAGATGACGGATCAAACGATATATTTTTATCTAAGTACTTCCAGGAATGAGAGTCTATATTAGCAACCTTTCCCCCATTGACACCGTTAGATGGAAATGTATATGTTCCAGCCCCTTCATATATTGTCCATTTGTCCGTATTTCCCAACTCGAATGTTTCATTAAAAACACCACGATTATATCCACCAGACTCACCTGGCTGTAAATCATCAAGCGGCGTAGAATCCGAGTACTGGACATCAGTTCCAGACGCATACCCAGCCGTCGCCGCTTGGCCTGATGTATCACCTGGGTATGTTCCTGACTCATTCCCTGTGGTATCTAAAAATGAAATCCAGTGGTACCTTGTTTGCCCTGCTGTCGCATCGTATCTGTATTTGAGCTTTTGGCTATGTGCGGCAGCAACGGAGAACGTATCAGTAGCAGACGCTACGTTGTTCGTTGTCCCGGTATAAATGATAATGGATTTTAAATCTTTGTCTGTTGGCATTTGCCCTGATGTTAATGAAATCTCTATGCCGCCAATAACGCTTGACGAAGTAAATGCTGTTGGATCAGAGGGTGCTGCCGACTTGCCTGTGACGGTTTCAAAAACATAAAGAGCATTGCCGACTCTGCCAAAAACATTAATCGGCGTGACAAAGCAGTAATATTCAGCGCCATCAACAACAGGGTATAAATAGGCTGTTGTGACATCGCGTGATGGCTTTTCTTCGCTAAGTCGCAAACCATCTGGCCCAATGTAGCCTATCTCGTAATGATCTATATTTTGATCCGTACTTGCTGTCCATGTGAGTTTTATTCGACTTACTACTGTTCCATCGCCCAGCGTCATTAGCTCGGTTGTGCCGCTTGCAGCCGTTAGTCCTGTAGGGCCAGAAGGAACCCATTCATTGTCGTCCGCGCCTTCGTCTACGTAATCAGTTAGGAATTGAATTCTGCTTGCCGATTTGTAGCCGGACTTTGTGTTATCGCCGTTAGATATATACTTACTAAGTGAATTATCGGGCACGCTAGATCGGGCGGCATTAAGCAAAACAGCATTAGATTGAACAGGGCAAGCGCCGTAATTAGCTGTTAACTTGCTCGACAGGCCTGGAATAGTCGAACCAGACCCCTCGATAACAATATACACACCCCCAGGCGCGCCACCAGCACCAGCACCAGAATATATATCCGGCTCACTGGTTCCTGGTAAAGTTGTTGTGGTTCCTAGTGATCCATCTTCGCCTGATGTATTAATCGAGCCATTGACACCGAAAGACATGCCTTGGCAGATTATCAGAAACCCACTGCCACCATCACCGCCTGCGCCACCATTGGCAGTGTTGGTAAATAGCCCGTGAGGTCGATCTCTTTTTATGATAGTGCTGCCGCCACTTCTCCCGCCTGACCCCATTAAGTTTGTTGGTAAGCCTATAATGTCAGTACCATTGTAATTCAGCTCACCGGGATGTAGCCCCGATCTACCATCGCGATCACCCTCTGTTGAAAACCCGTAATGCGGGGCGTAAGGGGCGTATACAGTGCTGGCGGTGCTATAATTAATAAGGGCAAGAATTCCGCCGCCGCTTGGAAGGCTTGACAGCTTACCGACCTGGCCATTCAATAAGTTTCCAGCGGAAGCGCCGAATTTGCCGCCACCACTCAAATCAAACGCCCCGTTTACTGCTATATGCCCTTCTACTAGAAGAGACGCATTATTAGACCAATCAATAGTTGTTCCTGTGTTTATTGTAAGTCCGGCAGTATGATAATAAACTGCGTCAGCCAACAGTGTCATTCCAGTTAAGCTTTCGGAATTGATCGAATTAGACGAATAGCTCGACAAGGACTTTATATTTATCCCGCCTTGATCAGTGTAGTAACTGTTGTGAACATTGGTTGTGTCGGTATGGCTTGCTGCTGTCGTGCCGTGAGCGCCTCGATTGCATCCTGTTAAATCATTGCTTGATTTTCCTGTATATGTAATCGACTCAGAATCTACTTCAACCGCGCCAGACGATGGGAAATCAGACGCATCGGTTAATGTGATTGTTGTTACTGAGTTATTGATAGCGCCGTTTAAGGTGGTGTCATTGTTATATAGTACTTTTGTACTATCCGACAAGACTTCAATTCCCGCTTGAGCAGTTGAGCCGAATAGCTTTAATGTGACGTTTCCAGTTATCCAATTAACAGATTTTTGCTGTATCTCGTAAGACCGATCAAGGACTTCGGAATCTGATGTGTAATCACGGATTTTATCGTAATTAACTCTCACGATATCGCCGACCTCTAGGCCGTGTAGAGATGGTAGTACGCTCAGCGTCATTTCTATTGGAGGTGCTGCATACCTATCTCGTAAGCGTTGAACTATACGCTTTACGGTTGCTTCCGTGTGAATATTTCCATAAAGGCCGCGAAAGTTTAACTCAATAGCTGCGGCATCCTGATGAATGCCGATTGATGTTGCATCGACAAAGGTAAACGGGCGCGAATAATCTTCGGTAACAGGCGACCAATTCCATTTTAATTTAAATTTATTGGCCACTGCTTTTTGATTAAAATTTAGTGCTAACGATGAATTTTGGTTAATATTAGATGCATTCAACTCAATAACGTAAGCCGCGTCACTTAATACGCCAGTAGATCTTTTTAGTCCGATATCACCTTCTGCATAAACAGGAGGGTAACAGCCAATTAAGGGAAGTATTTCTTTTTCAATAAATCGCTTGCCATCCTGCTTTTTAACGCCCTCGAAACGAACCTTAAAACCCGAGTTAATGTTCGTTACAGTGTTATTCCAAAAATCATCGCCTATATCAGTGAAATCCGAATTTCTAATCCATATTGTATCTATGTTTAGATGCCAATTACTCGGTAAATTTACAAACGTAGGATTGTTGTACCATGCGCCTAATAAAAGCCCGTAAATAACTTTTACCGCATTGGTTTCAATGTAAACATACTCTTCAACCTCGGGGCGCTTATAGCGGGATTTCGTTGTATCAACCTTATGCTCTGCTGGCTTTGTATTCAATGCGCCTCGAAAGCAATTAATGAAAGTGGTTCCAGTTTTTGAGTCGTAACGGAAAACCTCATCACCCATCTTAAAATAACCAACGGTTTGATCTGGTTCGTCTGTATATTCTGCGTCATGCTCGTTTAATTCAAAATCAGACGTATCGTATACTGTCACCGTATACATTGTTTGGTATACGGTAGTATTATCATTATGGGCGGCGGCTGTGGTGTTATTTGTGCCACGAGTACAGTCTAAAATATTGGTAGCACCTTTGATTGTGTATGTAATGATTTCAGAGCCAATAAGTATAGCGCCACTTGAAGCAAAGTCGCTCGCGTCACCAATCGCTATAGTCGTCACTGAGTTATTTATTGCTGACGTAAGGCTTGATTCGGGTGGAAGCTCAACAGTCGATTGAATATTGGTTTTAGCTAGATCGAATATATCCTTTTTCTCGATACGCTGAATATCCGCGCACGATATTTTATATACTCCCCCATCATATACAACGCCGGTAATAATTTGAGTTTGGCTGATTTCATAATCAGCCCATGCAAGACCCTCAAAACCCATATAGATACGGACGCGTTTTTCTCTTAATCCGTCGCCACCATCTAAAATGGTATTAAACAACGCCGTTACTGCTCTGCCTTTATCCACCAGCTCAAAGTTAATCGCGCCAATAGAAGCGACAAATTTAATCGGATCGATCCTTTGTGATGTGCCTGAGAAATTTTCAACAACAGAATCAATCACACTAGCACCGCCTGGATGCTGCGCGTCAGGTGATGAAGTGAAATATTCTAAGGCGGTGAACGCGGTATCAGTGGCAATCTCTATCGTATAAAGAGGTCTTTTAGTTGACTGATTGGATGCGGCTAAAAAATTATCATTAAATTCTCTCACAGCATCTTCACCGTGAATGAGACACGGGTAAATAATGCGCCGACAGCACTATACCTTGGCTCACCAACCATGATTGCATCACCAGCACTAACTGGAGTTGCAATTGAGCCATTGTAATCAAAAGTAAAGGTCTCCCCACCCAAAATGGAATCTAACATTTCACACCAGTAAGCATCTGTTAAGTCTGTATTTGAAATTAAGTCTGAGCTGTAATCAAATACGCGATCCCTGCGATGAAAGATAGTCTCAGTTGTATTATCTAATGCTGTGTGGGTATTCTTTTTTACAGGCCATTTTTCACCGAGAGATGAAGCGATTATATCCATCCCCCATGAGCCAGTCACTATCACTGAAATATCATCAACCGCACCATCAAAGTCACTTGTCGGAACAAAGGATAGATTCAAATTTCCGGTAAATACAATACTTTGTGTTTCCGTGGTATTTGTTGATATTGCCGAGCCTGCTTGAGTACCTAGATAAGGTGTTACGCTTCCTGCGGTTCTACCTGACGTGGTGACTGTTACATCGTATGTGTAACCAAGCGTTCCCGATAGGGCTTGTAACAAGGCGGTTGTGTTTCCTGTGTTATGGGTTGCCACAGTGGTAACTGCCCAATCTGTGGCAGTCCACCCTGCTGAGCCGGATGAAAAGTCACCATTGGAAACTAGCTCGCTCTGGATATGGTCTGCGTGAATACTTCTTATTGCGACATAAGTTAAAGAGGTCATGCGATAACAACCCTCTCGAAGGTATTTTCATTTTGGAATGTTTGCATATCGTTGTCCTGGGCTATTCTATTTCCTTCGACAACAACCTCGGCCAGAGATTTTCCTCCAATTTCAATCCTGATAATATTGGTTGTTGGTGCCTGCGATTGAAGAAAGTTATCTGGCGCACCCAATAAGTCACCAACAGATGACCCAACATCTGCAGGTGGAGACGCGCTGCCGCCACCATCACCGGGCGATGCTTTTAGAATGTTATGTATTTGCGCTGTACCAGCGGCGAAAACGGCAGCTGCTCCGATATATCCAAAAACACCACCCTGCCCCCATGCCTTAGCAACACCTTGAGCGGTACTTATTCCCGCTTCTGTTGCGGCAAATGCTTGGTGAGTTTTAAATGCCGTTTTTGATTGGTCTGCAAAAATACTCGATAGATTAGTGGCAATACTCGCAACATCACTTGATGCTTTCCAGCGAAGCTGTGATTTTTTGTCTTCTTCTATTTTTACTAGCTTTATATGCTCTGCTAGGTATTTCTTTGCAATATCGAGCCTTAATTGCTCTGCTTTTTCTGTATCAGCAACATTTTTACTGACAAGCTCGTTTCTCTTAACGAACCATTCAGCTAGGGCCGATTCTCTTTTCTGATTTTCGTCAAGCAAGGATTGCTCTAACCCTGCAATAGCAGCCGCCTGCTTCTCGTCAAATCCGGCTGGTTTTTGCGGACCCACAACATCAAGTTGGTCAAGCTTCACCTTATCTTCCAGGTACTTGGACTGTAGAGCTGACAGTGTTTCATAATGCTTGCTATCAACATCTTCACCACGCTTGTGCGACATTGAAATGAATTCAATAACCCGATCAAAGCTATCGGCAAACTTATTGTTTAACTCATCCCTGGAAGAAAGATTTTTCTCATATAGCTTATTTGCCTCATCTCGTAGCTCAACAAATTCTTTCTCAGCAACTATTGCCTGCAATTTCTTCTCAGCCAAAATCTGTGCAAGCGTAACACCGCGGCGAAGTGCGTCAGCCTCATCCTCGTGTGCGTCGATCCACTGCTGCTTAACGGCGATGGCATTTTGCGTGACAGCAACATTGGTGATGAGCTGGTTAATTACCTCCTGAGACAATTCAGTGTCGATGGCTTTTTGCAGAATCTTTTGCTGCTTGGCTAAATTTTCTGTCTGTGCGGCAAGATTTGCAACATGATCAACACGAACTAATTCTGGCTTTTTATCAACATCACTGCCAACAAGTTTACGAAGATTTATTAAAAGATTTGTCAGCCGGTCTGCCGCACCTTCCCATGCGCCCACAACACCAAGACCATCAGCCATATCTCTTTTCAGTAATCGCCATGCCAAAGCAGCACTATCTGCTGCGCCAGCAGCACCACCGGCAGCTCCAGCACCAGCACCACCAAGGACGGCATTCAATTTTCCAATAATTAATGTTTGATACTCGATTAATTCGCCGGATTCGAATAATGATTTCGCGTGCTCTTCTTCTGTTTTTGTTAGCAGGCTTAGTTCGCGATTAATTGTCTGCAAACCTTCAACAGAGTCGAGTGCACGGGCAATGTTTCGAGTGGAACGTTCGAGGCTTCTGCCAAAAACTTCGGCATAATCCTGAGATAAGATAATAGCTGATTCGAACACATCACCAGATACGCGCTTAAAAGCCAATAATTGACTTATCGCATTCCTGGCATTCTCATCGTTCGCCAGTGTGGTTGCATCGAGATTTTCGGCGAGCTCGGTTAATTTGTCTGATGTGAATCCAGCTGCATTGCCGGTTGCTCTTAACTGAGCTTCCATGCGAAAAGTGTGGCGCTCGAACTCAATCGCTTCTTCAGTTCCGGATTTTAACGCCCATAAGAAACCACCAAATAGCGAGGCAGATATGACCATAGTAGGGTTGAATCGACCAAACGCAGCCCCTAATGCATTTATTCGGCCAGATACGGCAGATAAAGGACCATCAAGAATGGCAACAGCGGAGGCGGTATTTTGAAGTTTTTTCTGAACGGACTTGAAGGCTTGGGTGGTTTTATCCTTACCGTTGATATTAAGATCTACATCACCTTTCTTTCTAGTCATTGAAATTGGCCTTTATGTAATCCATTGCATCTGTATACAATGCCGGCATATCGCACCAACCGCCATCTGACCAATACATGCCATCAACATATCGATAATAAAGATTGATTAATAGGCTTTGCTGTCTGTCGAACTGATTTAATAAGCAGTAATCGGTTTTAATGACGATTTCGCCCTGCTTCTTAATTTGCCAAAGATCCCTCGGTGCGCGATTATCTTCTGTACAATAACGACCCCACTTACAAGTCTCACAATTGAATTCGCCAATATTTCTGGAGACTTCAACCGCAATTAGGATTTTTTTTTATCGTCTTCCGTTAAAGTTGACTTGTGATAAATCTCGCTTGCCAGCCAACTCATTGCTTCTTGATCCATAATGCCAATATTTTCCATGACATCTTTTGACCACTCAATTTCTTCCGGCATACCGCGCCAAGAAACCATACCTTTCTTTAGAAGAAAGAGAACAATATTTTTTGTGAATCTCAAGGAGGTAACCTGCACACCTTCCCTCTTCTGCTGGTGCGCGGAAGCAAAAAGTAAATCTTCTAACTCAAGCTTTTCAATATTCGTTAATGGCTTAATCTGAAAATGAGGCGGTTCAGGGCCATCTGGATCATCTTTGGGTGGAACTATCCACTCTAATGCCAGTGTTTTTTTTGAAATAAATTTCATGTGAAAGCCAAGGTCACTTCATCATCGGTTGTTAATTCATCCGTACAGCGGAAAGGAGTATCAAAAGTTCGAACGCCTTCACGGTCTGCAATAGAAATATTGTCATAGTACGAGTCGGCTAATATTAATTGCCACTGATTTCCGGCCGAACCAATTAAGCCCGTACCGATATCCATCAAATTGCCAGCTAGAAAATCACCAAGGAAATCATTTGTCGCAATAGTTACCGCACTAGGGTCAATTGAACCCGTAACAGCACGACCACTAATAAGTACTTCGCCAAAGCCATCTGTCGCATTCACATCAGGCTGTCTCGCAGCGGTAAAGCCCATATCAAACGCCAAGGCAGAGATAACAGCCGCGTAAGATCCAACAGTGAGGCCGACGTTGAGAAATTTTGGTGGAACCTGGGCGCTATATACCGGCGTTGGATTAGCAGTATCAGAAGTGCCGGCATCGTGGCCAACAAATGACATTGTAAGTTTTCCGTATGACTCAACACCAGCAGTGAATGACATCGAGAAACAACGGCAACCAGTTATTTTGTGACGCAACCCATCTTGATGATAATAAATAGATAAGCTGTCATGTGTAGCTGAATCAGATGCGTGCTTATAAGTAACGCTCGTTGAAGCAACAATCGTTTCGGCAAATCCAGCGCCAACTAGCAACGGACCAAGTTCCGGAGCGGTTCCAGCTGTACCAGATCCTTTTATCTCAACATCAAAGGAAACCATTTTCAATGTGCCGCCAAAAATGGCTTGTAATGAACCAAGGCTTCCGCGTATTGAAGGACGATCGATCATTCGTGGTGAATCAAAACCCCATGACAAGTTTTCGACCAGTATTGCATCAGCCCCAGCAGGAACGGAGTCTGTATTGTACGAACCTACACCTTCAAGTTTTGCTAGAATTATCTCGTTCTTGACCAGCATCGCCAGACTCCTTTACTTTGTTTGGTTTAATTTTTTCATCATTTTTTTCAACAGTTTTCCGGCCGGCTTTCCTTGGCTTGACAGTAACGGTTAATGGTCGATCCGTCATGATTCAGCACTCGCTAGTGAGTGTCGATAGTGAAAAACCCAGATGACTTCCTGTGTAAATAAATCTTTGCTTGCTTCATTGGTTATATTCGGCTCAAGATCGCCGTCCAACCAATAATCAAGAACCCAAGGTAACGCTATTTTTAAAGCATCGTATGATGACGCCATAGCAGCAAAGATACTCGCATTAATTTCGCTTAGTAAATAATATTTACGCTCGTCATTATCAAACAAAGCGTATGTAATTCTTACCTGGAGATTTCGATCTATGAAGCCGCTTGTTAACTGCCCCTGATCACCAAGTGTCACGTTCTCACCTAGCGCAAGACCAATCCCAGGAACACTGTCGCTATCGAAAAAATTCGCGTCACCAATAAAAACATTCTCACCAGTGCATTCGAGATTTTTTAAAACAGTATTGTTTAAATACTCAATAATTTGTAAGGCTCTATCTGTCATGCAGTTCAAGCCTTACCGTATAGGGTGATGTTCGATCGTACCGGTCTACTTTAAAATCTACACCGTCACTTGATGGGAAAACTACCGTACCCAGCGGATAAATAGTCAGGAGACCACTTTTTTTCACCTTGGGTAAATCCGCAATCAAACATGAGACCCTTGTGGACTCATGACTAATAACATTCCCCACCCCGTCAAAGCCTTCAACCGAGCCAGAATCAAAAACAACATTAACAGAAACTGTTGATGCTGATTCGTGAACAAGGCCGGGCGGCGTGTACCTCATAACTCGGTTAGGCAAGTGGTCAAATACTGTCGTTGCCGTAACCGAGTCAAGATTGTCGCCCTTTTTTGGCATATTAAGTTCGCTTACCTCTTTGAAGCATAGCTGGTCGAGTGCACATGAATAATGGGTAGCTGTAAACTTCAACATCCACAAACATATTACGATCACGATCAGGAACGATCATGCTGTAAACGTCATTACCAGGAGTGTTGACCACGTCAAACCATTCACCAGGACTATAACCCGCTATAAATGCACCAGGCGCATTAACTGGGAAAAATTTGGCTTCATTAGTGGCGATTGCAACCTCTGAATTATCATCAGTGCCTTGGTAGTTAATCCAAGTAATGCCACCGTAACGAAATTTCTCGAAAGGCTCTCCATGGCCTTCACGGAGATCTCTTGCTTCCTGCGTATTAAGGAACGTAGTACGAACCTCGGCATGGGCCGTTAAATCATCCCAAAACGCATCACCACAGAGTCCAACAACACCTGTTCGACCCTCGACCCACGCACCTTTTGCTGCGCGCTTCATTTGACGCGTAACCTGTGAGCACACCTTGCGAACCGCGCCAGAAGCGGGTGTCGCATTATCCAAATCAAAATCAAGCTCAGTGGCTTGAGTCACTCCGAACTCAGTATACCAGTTATTAATAACCGTTGAGCCGTCAGAATCAAGCACAATACCTTGAATCATACCTAACTGCTGATTTTCCCAGGTAAGCTCAACATCACGCATAATACCTGCTGGTCCATTAAGTCGTTCAGAAACAACGGCCTGAACCTGCATTAATTCTGTCTCAGAACCGTACGCACGGACGTTTGCAATTTCAGAGGCATTGATACGATCACCTTTGGCTATTCGCTTTGTTCTGAAGTCGCGGATGATGCGTTTTTCTGTAGTGCGCTGTCCAAGAGGAGCACCACGCTCAGAAGTCGCAATAAGACTCAAGACGCCCGATTTTTCTTCAACAGAAATCGCTTCGGTTCGAACGCGGCGAGGGATAGTAAGACCCATCGACCGCAACAGTGTTGGCTGAAAATCCTGCTTATTCAGCGTGTCAGTCAACGTCTGCATTTTGAACGCATTTTGATTAAAAATATCCATCGATGCCATGTTATATCTCCTTAGCGTCCAATGATGGTAAGTAAAGCAAGCTCAGCCATACCTGTTACGATCTGACCAGCAGACGCCCCAGAAAACCAAACCAACTCGGATTCATTAACTTCAGCAAGGCGTTTAATTGCAACACCCGATGCATCTGCCGCGCTTGCATCAACATCAGCAAACAAAATACCGACAGCTGTTTCAGTCCCGTCGGTATTGGTAGGATCGTATTCACGATATTTACCTGTACCGGCAGCAACCGTAATTCGAATAATATCACCGGCCACAAAATCAGTAGCACCATCAGCCAACGTGAAGGATAAACCGCCGCCAGCAAAGGCAACCGCAACCGTTCCCGAATCGACCGTCACACCAGCAGGGTCTTCGAAAGTGAAAGAGCCGGCATTAGTGGCAGGATCAACAATCGTTAAAGTGTAAACACCCGGTGATGCGCCAGCGCCGACCGTAACCGCGCCCATGGCTCCGTCACCCGTATTGCCTGCATCAGCAGCCGCAGCAGCCGAACCGACATCAACCGCGCCAAGAACCGTACCGGCCAACAGGTTTTCACCCGAGAGAACCGTGATAGCTTCGCGTGACAAAGATTTATTCTGCTCAGAGACAATAAAACCGCCGTCTTGGAACGTTTCCGTTAAAGTTGTCATTATTTACCTACCTTTGCAAAAGCTGCATCCCATCCATCATTCTCAAGAGTGACGTCGCTACCCGCACCGACATCAATATTGCCCTCTTCAAGCATTGCTGCATCAAAGGAACTTTCCGTTTGTTTCGGGGCAGTTTCAAGCAAGCTAGTTGCCGCTTTCACGTCCATGTTTGTTTTAAAAGCCAAGTGCTTTGCCATGACTTCACGTCCAGTCGCGTGCTCTGAAGTCAAAATATCTTCAACGCGAGAATTAGCTTCAGTCGTGATTGAGGCTAAAACTTCTGGATTGTTTGCTTTAATGCTTTCTACTGTGACTGGTTTAATAGCCTCGGCAGTAATCACTACTCCATCGTCATCGGCAGAGGCCGTTTTTTTATCGGCCATAATGACCTCCTTAGTTTCCTTGGTTGCAGACATTCCCGCTACTGATGCATCGTTATCCTGCAATGATGACATGAGATGTTCGTAAGTACTCACTTCGTCCGCAAGGCCTGCATTAACAGCATTTTCACCTATAAGCATATCACCTTTTCCGTAATTCTCAAGTACATAGGATTCAGATACACCTCGATACAGTGCAACTTTGGAAATAAAAATGCTTGCAGCGTAATTTACATGACCTTTTAGGAGGGCTTTACCCTCTTTTGATTCCGCATCGATACGCTTATAAGGAGTTTGCTCTGAGACGATTTCAATAACATCGTCGTCGTTCTTTCCAACCGTCATCACTGCACCAAGATTACCGGCTTGCGCGGTATCAGGAAGATATATCCGATCTGTTGCGGCAGCTATCCAATATGCTGCCGATGCCGCCATTCCCTCGACATAAGCAACAATAGGTTTGATCCCTCGCGCCAAATAAATCATATCAGCCAATTCAGAGACGCCATCAACCATTCCACCGGGACTATGAATTGTAAATATAATCGCCTTTACAGTATCGTCATTTAGCGCGACATTAAAATCCTGGGCAATAATATTGTATGATGTTAAACCACTTACCTTACTAAAAAGATTGCCCTTCATCACCAGTGGGCCCGTAACGGGAATTGACGCCACACCATTTCGATATTCAACATCGTAGGTATTGTTTAATTCTCTGCCTAACTCTTTTGCGACGGCTTCAACGCTCTTATTCTCACCTGTCGCAACCGAAATAATATCCTGCAGGGCGCTAGGTTGTATTGCCCACGTTTCGGCCATCAGTCTTGTCAGTGCTCGGGACATTTTCTTCTTCCTCATCTTCCATTTGTGATTCAGGTGTAACGCTCTCAAGAACGCCGCTCTGTAGTTTTAGCCCTAAAGTATCAGCGTAGATATTTTCGCGTGAACGCTGCTCAAACACTTCTTCCCAGTCTTTACCCTGCTCGGCACATTCGTCCTCGTAAGTCGAAACGCCCATCTCGATACGCATTTGAGCTGCTTTGACCTCTTTGACCGGATCAACCCAGCCGCGACCAGCGCCTATCCATCTAGCGCGGCAATACGATGTTTTGTTATCCCGGAAGCCAGGTAGATCAATTAATCCTCGCTCGACAACCTCTTCTAGCCATAGCGAGAAAACCGGCGTTGCCCAATAATCAGACAACCATCGGCGCTTGCTCATGAAAAATCGCCAGGCTTCCAATAAAGCTGCTCTTGCAGAGGAATAATTTACATTTGAAAAATCTTTCATCAATAATTCATAAGGAATATTGACGCCAGTAGATAATTGTTTTGCTAATTGCTCCATGAAATAAGGGAAAGCCGTATTTGGTCTTGATGGCGCAAAAGGTTTTAATTCCTCACCCGGGGGTAATTGAATTATTTTTCCGCCACCCGATATCGATGGCTCCCACTGCTTCCGCGCATCAATAAATTTATCTGCGCTATTACCAAAAGCACTGGCAAGATCTTCAGCAGACATACTGGTTTGTGCCACTGCAGAGACAATTGAATTAGCGACAACAGATTCAAGCTCAATGTTGTATGCCTTATTCCTCATTTTCAACAAAGACATTATTGCAGTGGCTAATGGTTTGCCTCTGCGCTGACCGACACGCTTTCTATCAACCGCACGAATGAATTTAGCCCTGCCAAACCGATTGCGCATCGGGATAGATTCCCATTCGTTAATCGCATACATGTCGGCAGGATGCGCTTTCTGGACATAAACCATCGTCTCTTCGCCATAAGTGTTTATCCGCACGCCATCTTGAACCATAACGTCGTTAGACATAGCAATAGGCGTGGTTATACGCATTGGGTCGATCATTTGAATCGTTGTTCTAAATTTTCGACCCCTCATGTAATGAGGAAGTGCCGCGCCTTCGCCATACGTTAAGCCAGAGCGCAAAAATTGATCAGTTAATCCATGAAAATTGTGAATTCTAGCGGCATCCATTTCAACTGAGTCCGCATATGGGCGCCACAAAGCCTCAATTTCCTTCCCTTTCTTATCGGCCCATTCTTTATCATAACCCAAGGCACGATAATCGATTCGAGAGGATAAGGTGAAAGATGAGGTGAGTATGTTATCAACATTGGTTTGAATAAGGCCTGATACAATGCTGTCATTGCGTTCCAGATCCTGTTGACGAGCAACCATCGTTTCACGCTCGCCATCCATCTCGTTATCAGGCGATGTTAACTGAGGAATCCAGCTTGAAATGCCATCAATGGAAAAACCACCAGCATTATGGTTCTCTGCGTAAATACTTGATTCGGCCGACATCTTTGCCGCCTTTCTTTTTGCGCGACTTTTCTTGGCCATGCTAACCCCCTAGATTCCGGACTAAACTAATTGGAGCGGAGGAATAACCCGCGATCTGATCTTTTAGGCTCCCAATATATTGCTTGAGTTCCGTGACGCTAGCCTGATTATAAATAACTGTTCGACCTTCACCGCTAACCTGTACAGCAGCCTCACCGATCTGCAAGGCATGTAGCGCGGCCTCCGCCTCATCTAGCCAGATAGCTAATTGTGCGCTAGTTGCCATAATACCAGTTCTCCGATTTTTCGTCTTTCTTCAGGTCTAAAATATCCGCCTCCAGACTATCCCAGTCAATACGCTCCATGCCGAACTTAATTGCCGCGGCATAGGAATAGTTTGCACAATCAAATTTTTCATTTCTTGCTCGTGTCTTTGTCCATACTTGACTTGGAATACCATTTTTATATTTTGTAACCAATTTTTCGGAAACAATTTGCATATAAAATTCGTCGTCAAGACCGATAGGAAAGTGATGGTATCCTGGCCCTTTATCTTCAAAGCAAAAACGGGCATAAACCATCGCCTTTGTTGTTTCTACACCAACAGACCATAATTTAATCCCGCCTTTGACTGTCTTGCCAATGACAGAGACATCCTGAAGCGTTGGCCTTCCAATCACTGGTCGACCTATTCCGCCTCGGCCAATAATGGCTATTACGTTAGGCCTTCCTCGACAATAATTATATACGGCTTGCGTCCTATGTCCAGCAGTGTCAATAGCAGTGCTCGATATTCGAAGCATTGCCCCTGATGCGTGCTCATATTCTCGCTCAAGCAAAAGGGTTAATTCTTTCCAAACACCATCCATAGCCGGGTCACCATAAAGCTCACCGGCACCGATGGTCCACCGCTCCTGACCTTTACCCCAGGCATCGAGAATATACTCTAAGCGATCATCCTGGGTATCCACACCCATCGACAAAAGAAGCCCTTTCATGGGAACCGTATACATTTTGAACGGCTCCGCTCTTGCTTTGAGCTTAACCCAGTCCAGACCGCTATCTTTACCAGTCATGTCATACGATTCGCCGAGATTCGTATTCCAGAATGTTTTTAATGCGGAGGGATCGCCATTTTCTTTGTACTGCTTGTCGGCATGAATGAATTCTCTGACCATCTCCTGCCATGAGTAATCATATGAATAAGCTGACCAAATAAAAAAGCCAGCATGGAAAGGTGGGTCCACATATTCATCATCCGGGGAACGAAACATTTCATCATCATCAATCCACATGCCGTCCGTGGTTCGCCACTGGCCTTTGATGTCCATGCCTTCGTAGTCACTGTAATCATACGGGCTACCGCAATCCTCGCACACGCAATAGGTTGTTTTGTGGTCACCTTCAGTCCATTTTATGTTGCGCCATTTTAGTGTGTGGAATTCGTCACAGTGAGGACAGGGGATGTATCGCTCAAAAACGGCATCGGCCTCTGCAAGCGATTTATCGATCTGAGAAGCGCCCAAAATACTCGGTGTACTACCTCGAATCGATTTTGGAAAAGATGATTGGCGAGTCCTGGCGTCACCAAGTCTTGTGGCGGAGCCCTCGCCCTTATCTTCACCCTTACCGATATCAGGATCGAAGGCGTCCAGCTCGTCGTATTTAACATCGTCCTTAGTCATCCGGCGATAATTACCAGGTGACTTCCCGCCCTTGATATCCAACACTGTGCCAACAAATTGCTTTTTTCCGAGCGTGTTTTTTCCACTTCGCTTGTCTGGATCGGCTTTTAACAGCTCAGCAACCACGGGTACGTCACGAATCATCGTATCCACTTCGTCTTTCACAAAGTCTTTGGCATCAGTATCGGTTGGCTGGTAAATTAATTGATTTCTTCGCTTGATAACAATCTTATAAGCGATATCGATGAGAAGTAATTTTGTATACCCGACTCGGGCAGATTTCTTGAAAGTTAAAACACGCACATCGTCATTTGACATCGCGTTTAATATGGCTTTTTGATAAGACCTGGTAGTCCACGGACCAGTGGTGCCAGACGATTCGGCGGATAACCAAAAGTTTCTATCGGCCCACACATCAGCCTTAATTGGCTCATTCGCAGATAAAGGAGCTAATCCTCGCTCAACAGAGCTATCAATTGTTTCCCTCAAGCTTTGAGTAATCTGGCTTAACTCTAACTGCAATGTTCCTCCCTCTTGCTAAGGCTGATTCAACGATATCAAGTGAGCGACTACTTACTTTTTTGTCTTTTTTCTTAATTTCATGCTTAACACTATCGAGTACTGCGGCGATTTGTGATGCAATATTTTCCAGAGCCCATTCGAGCACCCAGCGTGGAATAAGATTTCTACGGGCCTCCTCATTTTTTATTGACATGGCGTCGGCCTGCTCTTTGGTCAGCCTGGCTCGCTCATCTTCGTAGTTAATTGCTTCGCCATCACCAGAGCCACTACTGAACTTTCTCATCTCTTTTGCGACATGCCATTTAAGTACTTCACGGGTATCGTATTCATGCCCCTTTCCACCACGCTTTTCTCTTCTGTGAATGGGTAATGGATGATCGGCGTTATTCTGGAAGTTGGTGACTGATCGCAGATCAACGCCAAGCATATGAGCGATATGTTTTTTCGTTACTTTGAATTCTGATCCGTCGCTCATCGTATCCTGCTGAGATAATATTCCAATTGGCGCGGAAACTCTCTTCTCCAAATACCGATAGCCCTATTCTTTAAGTGCCTTTGAACTGCATCTCGGGCAAATACTTTCGCGAGATTGGGTCCGAACATCGGAGCGATTGGCATACGATGAGCGGTTAAGCGCTTCATCACCACTAATCGCCGGCCTTGCTTAGTAGGAACGGTGACAAGAAAGCCTTTTTGATGCCCCTGGGAATTTTTTGCCATAGTTTTGGTACGGACAAAGGTTTTTCCCTTTCTCGCCATATTACCCAGCGCTCTCGCTCTCAACGCTGAATTTCTCTGTGACTTTGTCTGAAAATGACTGAGATTTGGCGCTCTTCGTCTTGCGCGTATTGTGTAAGCGAATCTATTCTTACTGGCTTTAATATCAGAAATGTATTTCTTATCCTTGATTTCTTTCGCCCGAAAGCCGGTAACTTTAGATACGCTACTCCTCGCACGGGTTAATGTTGGTTTGCCTGCACGATTCAACGATCTCACGATAGCCTTCGGCAAGGCTGTGCGTTGGTAGCTTTTCAGTTCTTTTCTAGCCGACTCAATATCAGCATCGAACGTTACGTTAAACGTCATTTTATATAGGTGAGGCGTCAATCGCCTTCTGCGCTACACTCCTGGCGCTAATTATATTTTCTAGTGACGCTGTTTCACACAAAAGATACATCGCGGCAGCGGCAGCGTATACAGATGGCATTTTAGTCGGATCCGCGAGCTGGCGTAAAATATTTGTAGAGCTACTCATCCCTTGAATATCAGATCTACTTGTAATCCCATTATTCTTAGCGATAATCCGAGCCAGCCTAACCCCTCTCTCCGTAAGATTAAAACAAAAAATCTCCAAAGCTCTACCTATATCATGGAGGTCAAGCTTTCTTCCGCCTGACGCTAGTTTTTCCAGAATATTAATATTAACTCTCGATAGATAAGTCTTAGTAGTATCTGATATTGACCGGCCATCTCCCAGAGGGTTATCACAACTTTCTGGACCCCCGCTATTTTTATCAGTAGCGCATGTCATTAGATCGAGGGATATAAGAATCTCCTTGTTAAGGTCTTTTTCAGTACGACCTTCTGTATGCCCATTCTCTTTTTCAAAAGCAGCGACCATGTCTTTCCTAGATATCATTCCCGATACCGCGCTGGCGCGTAAAATCTCTTCGACCTCCTTTTCTTTTTCCTCGTTTATTATAAAACGAGATGGAGGGGGCATGCACTCGATTGAGCTAAGTATCGCCGCTCTAATTAATTCGCAATCAGCGTGCTCGCTTCGTCTGCCCGACCAGATTGCACACAAATCCGCAAGTTGATCAATTTTACTTGGTATTCGATCAATCTCTAACTTAATTGCACCCGACATAAACATTCTCCTATTTGGTTTTCCTTCGATTAACACATGAATGTCAACCATATGTCAACTTTACTATAAAAGTATAGATCACGATTTTGAAACAACCACTCTGAATTCAAGGAAGGAAATCACCGGCAAAATCTCATAAATTGCGAATAAATGCGGCTGCGATACC